CCTTATAGTATGCTCCCATCGAGTACAACATCTCTTTTGTAAAACCGACTTTCATCGTGGCACTGTTTCCAGTGCCCAATACCACCATAGCATGGGGACCAGAAATGGCACTATAAATATCAGTGGGAACTCTGGCGCCTGGTGAACAAACCATTATGAGAGACCCGACTTGGAAAGGATTGGCATTTACAACCAAGGACACCTCCATGTCCATACAAACACCTAACATGTTCGCTAATTTCATCTGCATATTTGGGACAAAGTCCACAAGTGCCGACGGCAAATAAGCTTCGAACAATACGGTGCCTACAGTATCAGTAGAAGAATCGAAGGTAAAACTTCCAATCCTTGTGGGGCGGGAGAAGTAAGGAACTTCACCCTCGGGTTTGAAACTCTCATTCTTAAGAATGTTCGTATGTCCTACACGTGATTCTGTCATTGGGGCGGCAGTAGTAACCACTCCTAGTTCTGCCCCGGTGTGATCTGCATCCTTATCATTGCTCTGAACCTGGGCAATGGAGGCATGTTCTTCAGCAGCACAGACTGGTAGACCGTAGAACCTACCTTTCTCTTCCGCACTACCATTCGGCTGGTCAACATTGACATGCCTAATTATTTTCTTGCTCTCAGAAAAAGCTTCCATCCAGGCAAGGACGCCGGGCAGAAATTCAGTCTGGCCCAGGTGAGCACTAAGGCCGTCTGGGGTTTTCGGAAATTTCCAAATTTTAACCTTCATAAAATCGGTAAATGCAAAGTCTCCCAAGTGCAATGCTCTAACAAATTTCTTGGTATCCTTTTTATTCATCCAATAAACTTCACTCAAATAACTCATTATTTGATTGGGGTAATTCTCATAAAAAGCACCAATCTTAGTAAACTGTGGTATCTTAGAAACTCTAGTATCTGAAAGAACAGAAACAGGAAAATAATGATTCACATAACGCCTACCACAAAACTCTGCTTCCTCCATGGGTATAGCTATAAAGGCTTCTTTATAACCAACGCCCTTGACAGTGTAGTTCAGACTAGCACAGCATTCCTTCCACATCCTAAGTATCCCTTCACATTCTCCGGACGGATCAGATAACCAAACATCATCACCGAAGAACATAGAAGTGATTTCCTCATCAAGTGCAACTTCTAACACACAAATACATAAGAGATCAGAGAGACCATTTATAATCGAAGTTAGTATAGAGCCAGAAGGCAATATGCCACCCCCACGCCTAATGGCACTTTCATTCACTATATAAGTGTTGAAAGTGTCACGCCAGCGCAAATAACGCGCCCTATTGACATCGTTAAGAGGTGGAAGGCTTTCATCAACAAAGTTGACTGGGCCTTCATTAGACCAAATGGTCTTTACAAGACACTCAAACATGAACATCCAAGTATCCCAAACATGGGAATAATCCTGAGTAGAAACATCACTAGGAACGACCTTCTTACCCTTAAAACGAGCCATAAGTTTGCCAAGTTGGACTGGACTACAGTTAATGGCCCAGCCAATTTCCTTCCCGTTGGAGTGCACTTTGTTCAAAAGAGACCAAAACAATCTCCTATCAACTGCAAACTTCACTGCACAACCTTTGTAGAAGGTGCGTGGCTTACCTTCAATTACCTTCTCAACTGGTAACTTTTCATCTTTCACATTCTCTCCAGAGAACTCGGCTTCAGGGTGCCCAGACATATAATTGTTGAAACAATTGGTTACTCGTACACCTCCTTCAGGAGTGAAGCGGTTCAGTCCTTCACCATCACGGTTAAATACGATCTTCTTCCCCCCCGGGTAGACTGGACCCGACGCTTTCGATGGATCTGCAGCTTTGACATAGGGACTACTATTCAGAGCTTCTTCAGCTCCAGGTAAATCATCACCCTCGAAAATCTTATTAAGGACTTGCAACTTCTCACAAAATCTCAAGATTGCTCGATCATTTATGGCAGGAGAGAAATCTTTTTTAAACGCAAGGGATTTAGATTGCTTCTGCCAACGACCATATTCGACGGGCACTTTCTCATCATCTACCACAGTATATTTCAGTGGGGCCAAGCCATGAGTCTGTTTAAAGAAATTATTCTTCCGAGATTCAGGTATTTCGACGTACTGACTTTCCCTCACACTATGGGATGTAATCCCTGGGAGTTCACCCTCCACTTCCAAATGGGGGACCTTATCAATTGCCCTAGCCATATAACTATCAGCACTCTGAAGTTCGACGACTGGAATCGGGGCGACACGAGGGAGCAATTCTTCCAATGCCTTAATAACCGCATGGTTAATAGGCAGGAAGTGACTCACACTCCCATCCTTTGAACCGGATGTATGGATACCAATTATGGTTTCCTGGGACTTGGATATAAGTCCCATCGGCAGACCACAAAGTCCATATGCTCCTGGCATATTGGATGAGGTGACCACATACCCTTCAGGGAAGGTTTTCGTAGTAATAATCAACCTCTCTAGGAGGTTACCTTCCACCACTTTATCAGGATGAATACGCACCAACCTAGTACCAGCTGTCGCGACACGGTCTTCGGCAAGAATCTTAGAGAGATGGTTAGCCGAATGTGGCTGTGGACCCTTGTTAAGTACGATCATACCAACATCGGCCTTCTTGAGAGTGGCACAAGAAAATTGTTTGTAACTCTTAGCTCCGGGAGTGTCACCTCGATAAAAATTCTCAAGATAATCTCCCTTACGCACGGTTAATCTATCACCCAATTTAAGAATAAAATGGGCAACAGTAAGTATGCGTTGAGAATCTATCATGAATCCATAGACATTATGTTCACCCCCATAGCCCAAAGAGACTATCGACTTCTTGAGTTTTGGGATCTGATCAAGAATTCGAGGATTCGAAACTTCCAACTGTGCATGAAACTTGGCATCAACCAATTTCTCTTTACCAGTCAGACTCTGCAAATCTGTTTCCTCAAACACCATGTTATTTGGAAGATAAATCCATTCCTTATTGCCATTCTCAAGAGTTATCTTGTGCTGAACATATTGCCTTCCAGCAATAACTGGTCGTTCTATGTTACTGGCCCTAAGGTCAGTTGTACATTCCTTCTTGAGTTTAGCTTCTTCGTGAGCTATTTTCTTAGTCTGCCGGTGCTTATAAGCAGCAGTGAGCGCAAAAGTACCAGCAAACATGAAACACAATGCTCCAACCGCTACCATGGCAGGAGTACTGCCGGTGTAACTAATCTTGGACATCTTCGATTCAATATCACTCAAGTCAACATACATATACCTACCAGGATCATTAGCCCATTCCAAAACCGACAAGCTGTTTGGAAATTTTGCTAATAATGATTCACTAAGATTCTTCATGGTAAGAGCATCCATCCAATTATCATCCCCTTCATCTACCGGGGTGAGTACATCGGAGGGTTTTATTCCACTCCCTCCTGAAAACCTATGCCACAGAAGACGAAGTGACCTCATAAAAGGCAAAACCGATGGGGATGGAAGATTCTTCTTATCCAAAAAAGTATGATCATCAGAATAATCTTGTGAGCTGGATGAACTTCCTTGAGACCAGAAGTCTAATACACCCTGCTCTTCTCCAGGTCTGACCTTCAACTTACGCTTCTTCTTCCGCTTATCCACTTCAACGGGGGCGATCAATATTTCCTCTTCCTCAGGAACACCTACCCCCCACTTGAAACCTCTAGCTTGAGCATCGGCCAATTCTTCATCTCCAATCTCATTTATCTTCTTAAACTCCTTGTTCTTGACCATCTTAAAGACATCGGTAACGATTTTTGGAGTTTCCTTCTTGGCGAGGGCAAAGTAAGCTTTGGTTTGGTCCATAACTCGCTCAGCAACATAAGCTAACAGAGTTGTTATGGTGAAGTAACCGGTAACAGTCGCTACTCTACTTTTATCTCCATGGACTGCAAAAACCTGCTGACTATCAGTGCCTGGCTTTATTCTAATTTGACCTTTCACAGGATCAAAATCAATAGCAGACACATCCAAATAGAGGCTAATCCTCCTAAAATAAGCCTCAGGATTATTAGTCTGTGATAATTTAGTTTCCCATAATTCCCAAGGGATATTCGTAGAAATAATCACAAACATAGGTTCAGCATAAATACCTTTGTCATGAAGGGCAGCCATCTCAGGTATCCAAGGTTGAATGTTAACACAACGAAGTAATCGACTGGCAGCACTATTCTGCGCTGATTCTTTCTCTGCGAGAAAATCATCATACTCCATGACATATTCACCTTTGTAACCATCGTAATGCTTTCCAGTCGTAGGAACTGGAAAGGAGAGTTCATCCCTCGTGACAGTAGGACGTTGTTTCTTAACGCCATCCTCCTCATATGTCTCCATGGGGATAAAACCGGTGTCAACTAGACCGGCATAAATAATATCAAGGATGAGATCTCTGATATGGGTTTTTCCCACCCCGGGTGGTCCGTACAAACAGATCACCCAGGGCTGAACCCGAGTTTTTGCATTATTACTATTTAACCATTTAGGGGCTAAAAGCAACTTTGCTTGGTTGACAAAAAAGTCTCTGTCTTTGCTGCCGACAGTGACTAATTCAGACAAAAATGCCTGATAGAGCGTCCTTCCAGCTCTAATTGTGTGACCCGTAGGCCTTACATCATTGGCATGAATAACATTCCAATCCATGAAGGCATGGGCCGCCGGGTAAATGTCGCGCATACGGCGATCATAGCTTTTGGACAACCAATCTCCTATAATGGGTATACTGGCAGCCATAGCACCAACATCTCTTGGCATCGCACTCTCTGCTAAACGAACGGCAAAATTCATATTGGAGAGTGTCTTAGACGTAATTTTACCTTTATGAGTCAACAACATCAATAATGATGATAACACATAAGTAAAGCACTAGTGGCACTCTGCTCCTCCCCTTCTTGGGGAAGTCCGGCGCCAACAACTTCAGGTCCATCCTGGCCAACCACAACTTCTTCTTCTGCGTGATCCTCAACAACTGGAGGAGCAGCGTCAGCTTCACGTTGGCGCGAAAGAAATTCAAATATCATAGTGAACATCTTGGGATCTTGAGAGATACGACCAAGTTCTATCACCAAATCCATAACCATTTCATAAGGACGGAAACCCATAAACCATCTACAGATCATTGAAACTAAAGCAATGATCTCTGGTTTCCACTTCTCAATATTCTCAGTATAAAAATCACTGAGAGCCTGAGATATCGTGTCGGTAACCCTACTAATGAGGGCATCCTTAACGACAATAAGCGCATTCTTGACAGCTGCCAAGAAAGACTCCCACAACCTATTGGCTGCGGCTTTGGCTCTGGTAACAAAACCATTGCCCAAACGCTGGGTGACTTCATTTACGGTAGCCAACCAAGCGGTTGCTGCGTCAACTGCACCTTGCACATTCTGCAAGACAGTGCTAGCAGCACGAACGGAACAATATTGTTTCCAATAGTGTTCCATAACGAGACTCCAGTGGAACCTCGATAAGGTAGAACGCTGCGATAAAATCATCACAACGTGCACCTTAGCAGTCAAAGGAAAGGAAGACCAAGGATCATGACTAACAACAGTATCAGACAAGATACTTTGTAAAGCTAATGGCTTGTCCTTACATTTCCAATTAACTCCCGTAGCCTTAACTCCTAACTCAATATCTCTTATCTCGTCCGGAGTAAGGTTGACTATAATTCCACTTTGACCAAAATGAAATTTGCAGTCCCCTATGCAATCAGACTTATTACATCTGATGCATCTATTGTGAGCACAAGTCTCACAATGAAGGCCCAATAAAGGCATTTTCTGGTTGCAATATAAACAATGCTTACGACTAGAAAAACCCTTATCAAGCAAAAACTCGCACCTAGAACAATCTCTAGGGCGAGGTCGATGTTTCTCGGCGTGAGAAACATCTGGGTACATTAACACCCTGTCAACGACAACTTCATTGACAGGCGAAGAAGACGATGTACCAACCATCTCTTCATTTTGAAACTCCTCCTTACACTCCTTCCTCTCGAACAGTCTTTCAAGGTTTTTAAAATTCATAGGGGAACACATCTGGCGCTTAATAACTTACTATATTATAGCATCATGTAACTGGGCTAGTAAATCCTTAAAAACTAAGTGAATGGCAAACGATAATTCTTCTCTTAACAAGAAGGTCCGTCGACAAACTGAGTTAACTAATAGACCGTGATCGATGTCTAATAGCCTCTCAGTCGTCCATAACACGAAGATTTTTAGAATTCAGGGGGGTGACAACTTGTCACTGGGCCAACAAAGGCAACTCCTCCCCAATTTGCGAGTCATTACAATCAACATCAAATTCAGTTGCTGTAGATTGACGAAACACTAAACGGGAACGCCGGTTATCATAGCAGTTTTCCAAGCTAACTACAATAATCCCAAACTCCGCAACACTCACTACCGTGCAAGTGGTACGCCCTGGCATCTCTCATCGTTGCAGTGCACAACGGAACAGTTTATTCCTTCCAAGTCAGAAGGATAGTGTGATCTTCATCACCTCCACCACTATTATAGTCCAAGGTGGAATTAGACTCTTCAGTTTGGAACTGGGCAAAAGAAAAACTTCTTTATCAAAAATATGCAAGCAAACCCAACACTTACGAACATACTTCTAAAGACAGAAGTGCAAAGAAAATAGAATTTTCTTTGCTCAAGGCCCCGACAAAGTCGGGGCGTGCATGGCCTAAGAAAAAGAACTAGGAAAAAGAGGCAGC